GATCTCCGTGTACTTCTGGCCTTCAAACTCATATTCCTTAGAGAGGATGTACTTCATGTTTTTCACTCCTTTGTTTTGGGATTGCCGGGGCACGACTCATGCCGCCCCCGGCGTAGTGCTTTACGCCAAGCCCAGGTCCTTTCGAACGCTGGCGAGCTTGTCTTCCCCATCGAACTTGGCGATGAAGTTGTACTTGTCGATTTCGATGAGCTCCTTGCCATTCACAAGGACCTTCATGTAGATCACCTCGAACTCGCTTTCGCTGTCGGTCGTAAAGCCCACTTCGAACGATCCGAGCGAGATGCTCTTTGGCGTCGCACGCAGAGACACGCGCACCGGCACAGACGAATATTCGCCAAGTGCAGCATCGTAAACCTGCTGCGATCCGCGCAAATCGAGCGCATGCGCCTTCTGGTTCGCGAGCTTTGCAAGTTCGGGCGTGATGGTGCGCCAAGTGAAGGTCGCAGTCATCGAACCGAAGTGGCCGAGAATCGGGCTCTCAACTTCGCCGGCGATACCGGCTCCGCTGACCGTGTCGCTCATCGCTTCAATGGACGGGAGGTCCACAGTCGCTACACCGAGCAGGTCATTTCCGTCGTTGTACACGCGGAAGTTAATCAGGCGCTCGGGCACCTTGTTTCCAGTTGCCATAATTCAAGCCTCCTTATTCAAACAGCGTCGAGAGATAGCTAGCGTCGTACTCAAGAATGAAATCGATCTCGCGATTCGGCGACGGCGGCGTGATGTAGACGTGAAAACGTGCAATGCCGTCCATCAAATCAGTCGTCGGGTTTTCGCTCTCAAGGAACTCCACGCGACCTCCGAGAATGTACTGGCGAGCCGCAAGCCCGTTGAGCCAAATGTTCGCGCTGTCAACAATCGTGTCGACCTGACGACGATTCAGGGGAGCATCAACGCGCTGCCAGAAGGTCTGAACAAGCGTGTTGCCGACCCAGTTGAACATGCGTCGAACCGGAATGAAGGAATCCTTCACGTCCGTGTTGCCCGGGTAGCAGGCAATTCGATTGCCCCAGCACACCCAACCGCCGATGAAGTTGAGCGCCGTCACGACGCCCTGACCGTTCAGATAAGCGCCGTTTTCAGGCCCAAGCCAAACCTCCTTGCCGCTCGAAAGGACCGTGGAAGTCATCTGGAAGTTCTTATTGGACGGGCTGACATACGGCGTGCTGTCGTTGTCACCGTCCACCTTGCCGATAAGTCCCATGAGCTGAGTACTCATGTGGTACGCCGTTCCGGAAAGGGCAAGCATCGGCCAACATGCGACTTGCGCTTCATCAACAACGTTATTGTTGTTCTTCCATTCGGCGACCTTCGAGTAAGAATCGACGGTGTCCGTCGGCACGTCAATCAGAGCGATCGCACGGAAGTGTTCGTTGATGTTGACAGCCTTGGCCGCCATCACAGCCGCCACCTCCGGGTCGCTCGAATATTTCGGAGCGACGATCTGCCCCGGCACAAGGCGGAAGCGCGGGAAGCACTCGCCGATAAGCTCAAGGCCGCTCTTCGCACCATCAACGGACACGCCGCCGATAATTTCAGACTTCGTCACAGCAGACGGATCGAGCTTTTCGGCCGTGAACGTCAGCGACGCACCAACCGGAACCTTGAAGTTGTCCTCGTCCTTCTTCGACGTAATGACCAGATTGCCTTCATCGTTGAATGTTGCAACGAAGTCCGTGCCTTCCTGGTAGGTCGTTACGTCCTGAGAGATTTTCAAGGTAGACAGGATGATGCCTGCCTCGGCAATCGTCGCAGAGCCTGTCTTGGAATCAAGCGTCACGGTCGTTGCCGTCGCCGTCTTCTTGTGCTTCGTAGGATCAAGCACATTAACAACGATGATCGGCGCGACGCCAAAAAGAGCGAACTGGGAATAGATCGCTTCGCTCAGCGTGAAGTCGTACTTTTTCAGACCGCTTGCGCTGTCCTCTACCGGCGGCACGTAGCCGAAGGCAGCGACAGCCTCGTCATACGAGTAGCAGAGAACGGGCTTGTTGACGTTGGTCGGATCGGTCATATTGACCGGAGCAGTCCCAACAATGAAAGGAATGGCCGCCTCAACCTGCACCGGCGGCAGGATAGAAGTCGGCACTTCGGAGATTTTTACCCCGTGGTTGTATGCCATTTGATGACCTCCTTAGAGTTCATTTTTGAGTTGACGCACATAGGCGTTTAGGATGTCGCCCTTCACGCCGATGCGCTTTCGCGCTGTCGCCAGTTCAGACACCGGGACGAAGAGACCGCGCAGGGCCTCACTCTTTTCGCGCATCGATGCGATGTGCGGAGGGAACTCCCCTGCACGGAACACCGCATTGCGCATCAGTGCGCCACCGCCAAGAGTCGGACCGATATAAACGACAGCCTTTCCCTCGGTGGTTTGCGCCTTTTTAGTTGTGGGTTTCTTCATAGTCATCAGAAGTCCTCCTCCTTATCAATTGGCTGCGGCGTGCGGATGTCCCACGTCGTTTGCATGTCGAGCTGCCAGTACGGGTAGGGCTGCTCGGCGTAGGTGCTCCACTTGATCGGATGCTTCAGCCGATACCGATTAGCAAGAACCATCCCAGGCAAGGAGCACAGCGCCGTGCGAATGCGGGACATGACGTTCAGGCAATACTCGTGGCCGTCGTACTCTTCGGAGTAGGTCCCGACTATGATCGACACCTGCACTTCGGTGGAGTCCTGGTCGGTCGTACCCTCATCGGCCCGCACGAGAACGAACGGAAAATCGTCCTTCTGCCCTGACCGCTTCGGCGGTAGGTAGCCATTTATGATTTGAGGAGCACGAAGCTCCTCTTTCTCTTGTCCGCGTTCTGACTTCGTCGGCAAGGCGAAGTTCTTCACGGCTTCGGCACACAGCCCGCGAAGTGCGCGGGTCAGCTCTTTTTCGACCATACGAATCCCCCCTTGTGTTTGGTGTATTTGTTGGTTTTCCCACCGCCGAGGAGATAGCCGGTTTCGTGATCCAGACGCTTGAGGAAGGTCTCCTGCATCGTCTTTTCGACGTTGTCTACGACCTCGTTATTCCCAGACAGCACCGGAATGGCCGGACCGTAGACTTCCTGCACAGGAAGCGAACTCGTATCCAAACGCTGAAGAATCTTTCCCCGGTAGACGAACGACTTACCCAAAGGCTTCAAGCCTCCCCGTGCCTTGACAGCGACGAGCACCGGCTTTCGTGCATTGCCGGTCGTGTCAGTTTTCGGACGAGTCTTGTAATTCACCAACGGAATGCGAGGCCCCTTACTCGTGACCAGCGCTTCAAGGTCTGAGCGCGTCGCCTTATGGATGGTGAAGTTACGGCGAACCGTTGAAGCCTTGATCGTGTACTCCTGCCGGATCGTTGAGACCGCGGCAGAGCGTCCGGCAGTGGCCGCACGATTCATCGAGCGACTGATGGCGGCCTCGTATCCGTTCGGAACTTCCGAGAGCAACTTGGCCGCCTTCTCAAGAGCGTTCTTGTACCGCCCCTGTCCGTCGGAAACGATGACCTCTAATGGTTTACTCATTGCTCATTCGCCTCCGTCACAATGACGAGAACGCCTCCCTCGTTGCTGACGGACTTGACAAGATGAAGCGAGCCGTCGACGTTGAGAAGCTCGCCCTCGACAGGCGTTTCAATCACGCCAACTTCGACGTAGATCGTCAGTTGGTTGACAAAAACTCCAAGGTATGAATCGTCGCCGTTCGCCTGCGTGATGATCTTGTCGAGAATGCACGGCACAACCTCATGGCCGATTTCGTGCTCCTCGGCAAACTCGTCGAGGTTGATGAAGACGTTCTGCACGTCAGCAGCAACGAAATCCTTGAAGGCACTCATCCCGCCACCTTCTTCGTCGTGCGACGCTTGACAGGTTGCTTGACTTCAACTTCTGGCTCATCTTCTGCTTCGGGAATCGGAGCAAAAGCAGCTTCCGGCGTCGGCAATGGAGCTTCTTCGACAGGGTCGTCCTCGACCTCATTCACGCCGACAAGCGCCAGATTTTCCTTGAGAAGCTGAAGGCCGACCGTCTCGTCAACCTCGATCTCCTCACCTGCCGTGTAGCGTTTGCCGGAAATGAGAATGTTTTCTAAAAGAACAACTTTCATTTCTGTCCCTCCTACGAAAAAGGGCAGGTCGTATTGCCTACCCTAATTCGGTTTTTGTCGCTCTTAAGCGAGAGCTTCGATGACGTGGAAGCCGTGAATCTGCTGAATGATCGGCAGCGGACGGCTCTTGATCTGCACGATGCGACCGGAAGGATTCGCACGCTGGACCCAAGAGTCCGGCACTCGAGCACCTTCGTAGAACTTGATCGCTTCGTCACCAGTCAGCGCAACAAGACCGTAAGCGAGCATCGTCTTGGCGTTCGGGCTTGCGAGCATGCAGAGGTTTTCAGGAACCATCGGCTGCTCCTTGCCAGCATCGTCGGCATACCACTCGTCGTAAGAGTAGATGTCAAGACCGGAGTCCTTGAGATAGCCCCAGTACGTCACACCATTCGGCAAGTGCTGCGGATCAATCGCGCCCATGTCGACGCGACGCATATCGAGCTGCTTGGCAGTCGTGAGCTTATCAAGGATCGTATCAAGCACCTTCGAGCCGCAGATCAGCTCGTGCGGCGTAAAGCCGCCGGACTGAATCATCGTGCGACGAAGCGTACGAAGATCGCCCATGATCTTGGTAGCGTCAGCAGCGTCCCACTTCGTTTCAAGAGTGGTCTTCGGCTGTTCCTGCTTTTCAAGGTGAGCCCAATAGTTCAGCACCTCATCGTAGCCTTCCCCCTTCACCGTCACCTTGCCGGTAAACAGAGCTTCAGCACACATGACTTCCTCACGACGCGTAATGATGTCGTCGAGATCGGACAGGTCCTTGCCGAGGATTTCGGCAGCACGCTGCGTCGGGCTCTTTGCGGAGTAGATCGTTTCGCCAGGCAGACGCTTCAGCATGTCTTCTGCTGTCGTCACACGCATCGGAGAAACTTCCGGAGCTTCATAGCTTTCGGTGCGGAAGCCTTCGCGCGTAAGCACAACGCCTCCGACCTTCGGATTCACGAACGGCGCAATCTTGCGACCGCCTCGACCGATGATGTCAAAGTCGATCTTCTGCGTGTTGAACGTAGGGCGATTCGTAAAGTAACGATCGCGCAACCACGTGGAATTGCTCTTCTGGCCTTCCTCGACCATCGCGAGCATAGTGCGAGTAGTAAACATATCCATTGTTGTCCCTCCTGATTAGATGCTCTTCTTGAAGAAGATGCCGACCTTTCGAGCAGACGGCTTGAAGTCCGCAATCGCGGCACTGTTTTCTGTCTTAAAACTCAGAGCGTCTTCGTTGAACTCGCCCGTGAGATAGACGGGAGCGCTCTTGTCAGCGGAAGCCGTGTCCACATCCTCCGCGAGCACGGCATAGACCTCAGAAATGGTCGTCTTGCCTGAGTTCACAGTGCAAAGATTGCCGTCCTTGTCCAGGAGCGCCCCACGCTTGAGAACACCCTGGCTCTTCTTGATCGTCATGCTGTCGTTAACAACCGGCATGATCTGCGACGCGGCAAACAGGTTGTCCATCGTCGTTTCAAACTTTTCCTGCATAGACATTGATGTGTCCCTCCTTTACTTACGCGCAAAAGCGCGTGCACCGGCTTCAATGACAGCCTTCATTTCGGCGTCCTGCTTTGCCTTTTCTTCGGCCTTCGGATTGAGTCCCTCGTTGCCTTCGGGTTCGATGCCTTCAAGTGCCTTCGCATCTTTCATGCGAGCCGTTAGCATTTGTGCGCCGCGAGCCTTGTCCGCCTTCAGAATCTGCACAGCAAGCGCCTCGGCGGTCGTCTTGCCGTCAAACTTCGCAGCGTTCACAAGGTCTTCATGACCCACGATAGCGATGTCTTCAATCGCCTGAATGCGAGCGCGTTCCTGTTCGGCGCCTTCGGAAATAGCTTCGTTGCGGATCGCCTGCACCAAGTCAGGGTGTTCCGCCTTCAACGTTTCTAGATTCATCTTGTGAACCTCCTTTTGAACTGCGGACGCCTGAGGCTGTTCCGCGTGAATGAAACCCTTCGGCGCATTCGCAAAGAAACGCGAATCTACCTGCAGGCCGTTTAACATGACGAAGCTGCCAGAAGCCGTGTTCTTGACTTCCGTCGTTTCATCAATCTCGTCAGCCAGACCAAACTCCACAGCCTCTTCTGCAGTGAAGAACGTCTCGGCGTTGACCTTTTCCTTGATCTCGTCAACTGTGCGACCGGTCTTTTCGACATAGATGTTGATGAGATTTTCCTCAAGCTTCTCCATGTCGTCAGCCGCCTTCCTCATGTCGTCCGTCGTACCGATGGCAACCGAGCTGACCTTGTGGATCATCATCATTGAGCCCCTCGGCATGATGACTTTCGCGCCAGGCACGCTCGTGATGATCGTCGCGGCACTCATAGCAGCGCCGTCAATTCGGAAGGTGATCTGTCCCTTATGCGCCTTGAGAAGCGAATAAATGGACAAGCCCGTATAAACGGCCCCGCCGAACGAATTGATCGAAATATCAAGATGGCTATCGGACGGGATTTTTCGGAAGTCCGCGAGGAATTCAGACTCGTTGAAGCCCTTCCCCCACGGATCGTCCTTCGACCCACCGACATAGCCGAAGAGATCGAGCTGCGCCCGTTTCCCCTCGGCCCTGACGTTCCAAAACTTATTCATCTGTTTCCTCCTTCTCCGGTTCCATCGCCGGTTGCGCCGGAGCTGTCGCACTCAGACCGTCTTCCCTGCGCATTGCCTCCTCGCGCTTTCGCACCGCGTGGACTTGGTCGTACTTCATGCCAGTTAGCTCAGCTGCCTCACGTTCGCGAGTGCTGAAGCCTTCATCGACACGGACCTTCGCGGCATTGGCTTCCTTCAGCGGATCGAGCTGTCCCTGCGCGTCGCCGTACCAGTCCGCACCGCACCAAGCAGCACGGATCGCCGGGTCGTCAAAGAAGCCGGGCGCTTGCACACGCCCCTTCAGAACTGCTTCGGTGAGCCACTCCTCATAAATCGGCTGACAGAAGTTCCCGACAAGCCATTCGCGGCGCATGCGGAACATCTTCCAAGCCTCCAAGAGCGAAGCCCTCGATGCGCTATAGGACGCTGTGAAGTTCTTCACGAGAAGCTCGTAAGGAATCTCAAGCGCCGCACCGATCTGGCGACAGATAGCAATCACGAAAGGATCAAAGTTGGGGTTAGGTCGACTCGGGTCCGCAATCTGAACCTCTTCACCCTCATCAAGTGCGACGATCGACCCGTTCCCCATCTCATATGCGTTAGGATCTTTGTCGACTTGCATCGCCGGATTGAAGGCCGTCGCGAGTGGAGAATCAGGAGTGTTGCTCTTAACGAAGACCGTGAACATGCCGCTCACGACCGCCGCCATCAGCTCAGCTTCTGAATACCGTGAAAGTTGCTTCAAGGCCTCGATGACCGGAGCAAGCATCGGCACCCCTCGGCGCTGTGCAGGACGTTCAACGTCTGCCATGATGTGCAGGACGTTGCGTCGCCCGGTCGTCGTACCGAAAGCAAGCACGCGCTTCCATTCCTGTTGCAGGTTCTGGCCGATGCGAGGGATCGCGCCCGGATGATGCTTCGCAACCCAGTAGGCAACGGTCTCCCCGTAAGTTCCGACTTCGATGCCGCCGAGGACATTTGCTGTCGTCGGAGGGTTCAGCGGATCGCACACGCGGTCGGCTTCGATGAGGCCAATGCGCAGGTCGTAGGCACAGCCCTTACGCGGAATGATCGGCATCGTCACAAAGACGTCGCCACTCATCAACGCAGAAAGGAGCACCAAGGACTGAAGCTGAAAGAACGTCTGCCGTCTTTCCGCATCGCAGTTCACGCTTTCAGACCACAACCGCCATTCACGTTCGGTGTTTTCTTCCCACTCTTTCGCCTGCTCCTCGGTAAGGCCGAGGAACTTCGCATCGACCTGGGCATTCAGCGCAAGCCCGGAGCCGACCACATTCGTTCGAACGGTCTTGAGTGCACCGGTTGCAAGAGGCGACCCTATGTATAGGTCTCGCGATCGATTGCGAAGCGTCTCCAGGTTGTCCACGATGTCCGCGTCCGCGTCGCTCCCGCCGGATAGCCATCCAATCAGGGACTTCTTTGCGTATGAGCCACCGTGCCGCGAATATCCGCTGTTGAGAATTTCGAGCTTTCGGCGGGCTTCATAACGCTTCAACGCGCGCTCAGGACTGATCGCCCTGATTGCTTTGTCAAGCAGATTCATTTGCAAGCCTCCTTACAGATCGCGAGGGACGGCACGCATCACACGCGCCCCCTTGCGGCCGTTTTCGAGCTTGTCGATTTCGTTTCGCCAGTACTTGATGCGAGCCGCAATGTCTGAGAGCGAGGCCCTCGTCAGACTGCGGGTTCCGATCTTGTACGACTGGCCAGAGGCAACCGCGCGTTCGGCATCGAGCCACATCTTCAGATTCGCGCGGGCCTCGTCTATGGTGATCCAAGACATTCCGATGCCTCCTTTGTTTGTGATTACTTGCAGTTGTTGAAAGTCACGCCGTCTTCACGAACCGCGTCCTCTCCCGTCAAGTCCTGCCAACGCTTGATGATGACGTCGCAGTAACGCGGATCGAGCTCCATCGCTCTGGCTTTGCGCCCCGTGTTTTCGCAGGCAATGACGGTCGTTCCTGAGCCGGCAAAGCTGTCGAGCACGACGTCGCCTTTCTTCGTTGAGTTGCCAATCTGGTACTCAAACAAATCAACCGGCTTCATCGTCGGATGCTCGCCATTACGCAACGGCTTGTTGAATTCAAGGACCGTCGTTTGTTTGCGGTCCGAATACCACGCATGCCCTGCGCCATCCTTCCAGCCGTACAAGCACGGCTCGTGCTTCCACTGGTAGTCAGAGCGCCCAAGAACGAGTGAGTTCTTGTTCCATACGAGGCACTGGCGCACCTTCCATGCGTTGTCTCGGCACGCACCTCGGAAGTTGTAGCCTTCAGAGTCCGCGTGCCAGATGTAGAACGCTGCACCCGGCTTCATGGCGAAGTCGGCAGTAGAGAAAGCGTCCACCAAGAACTTTCGGAAGTTCTCGTCAGACATGTTGTCGTTCTGAATCGTCAGCTTGTCTTTCGTCGCGCCTTCGTAGGCCACGTTGTAAGGCGGGTCGGTCAGATACAGATCGACGCTGCCTTCTTCGCACAAGCGAACAAGATCGTCGATGCGCGTCGAGTCTCCGCATAACAGCTGATGGTCGCCCAAGAGCCATAGTTCGCCTGGCTTGACAACCGGGTCTTCTGACGGTTCCGCGATTTCCTCAGCATCTTGCCCGTGCTCCTCGTCGTCATCAATCGAGCCGGTCCCATCAAGAAGAAGGTCGAGCTCCTCGTCAGAGAAGCCCATGACGTCGAGGTTGAAATCAAGTTCCTGAAGTTCGCCGAGCTCGATGCGGAGAAGCTCCTCATCCCATCCGGCGTTGAGTGCCAACTGGTTGTCGGCGATGCGCAGCGCTTTCTTCTGCGCGTTGGTGAGCCCCTTCAGGCGGATCGCCGGCACTTCCTTCATGCCGATCGACTTCGCGGCCATTGATCGACCGTGGCCTGCAATGAGCTCATTGTTTTCGTCGATCAAAACGGGATTTGTGAACCCGAACTCTTTGATCGATTCTGCGACTTGCTGTACCTGCTCGTCGCTGTGCGTTCGAGCATTTCGCTCGTACGCTTTCAGATCGTCAACGTTGATGTATTCGATCTTCGTTTTCTCTTGTCGCACTAGACTTGCAACTCCTTACACGGTTATTCCCTTCGACAGCGTCCCTCGCGGCTTGCGGGGAGCAGTCTGCTGTCTGAGTGCCCCACCATTCTGATAGAAGTCGGCGAGGAACTCGAAGTTCGGGTTCAGCAATTCGAGTGCGGCAGTCGCGTAGACCGCGCAGTCCAGGGCTTCGTTTCGTTCGCGGATTTTCTTCCACGCCATCTTTACGACGCCTTTTTCGAAGTGTTTGTCAAGCACCTCTGCTGTGAGTTGCTTGAAAAAGTTTTCAGAGAAGCCTCGATCTTCCTGAGCCGCGTAATGGGCGAAGTTTGGACCTGGCTCCTGCACTGAAAGCCGATTCATGATGAGCGACTTACCGCTATCAACGCCAAGCGTGAAGAGCGTTGCCTTCATCGCGTTGCTCTTCGTCGGCGTGTTGATGAACGGAACACCGATGCCGCCGCGCCCCTTCACAGAGAAGACGCGCATCCGCTCGCGAGCCTTTGTGTATTGATAGACATTCGTTGTGTAGGTACCGTCACCAGAGTCGACGCAGGCACAAGCAACTGCAACGTTGACGCCGTTCGGCATCGAATGCTGACGCTGTAGGACCGCATCGAGCTGCTGCCAAGTTCGCGGATCATCCGGACGGCCATAAAGCACTCGGTGCTCAATGCCCCAACACTCTCGACCAACGCCCCATCCGTAGACCGTGCATTCCAGTCGGTCATGCTGAACGTCGATGCCGGCTGTCAGAAGCAAGACGCCTTCCGGGAGGACGCCGTTTGCCGGATAGCTTTCGCGCCGGTTGTACAACTGCTCCCAGTTGTCGGCATCTGGGTTGATTTCTTCCCATGCCTCACCGAGCTTCAGGTTCACAAATTCCATCAAACCGTGTTTGTCGCGGTTGTGGTTCACGGAAACGAACTCCTCCACCAGGTCGTGCAAATTGACCCAAGGCGAATAGAGCGCGTTGACGTGATAGCCCTTGATCTTGCTGCCCAGGTTCGTTGCAATCCAACGTCCGCTCTGCAGCAGCTTCGGGTCGGGCTTGTACGCGCCTCTCGTTATGCAGCCGCACTCCGGACAATGCATACTTGCCGTCATCGGCAACGCGTTCCCTTCATCATCTTTCTGCCAAGTGACGTTCGCCCATTGAAGGACGTGTTCCTCACCACAATGAGGGCACTTGACAAAAAAGCGACGTTGATCACTGCGTTCGTACCAGTCGTCGATCTTCGACGCGCCTTTGATCGTCGGCGTGCTGACAAGAATGATCTTTCTGTTCCCGAAGTTCTGCGTTCGTTGAATAGCAAGCTTCAGAGGATCGCCTTCCTTCGTCACTCCGTATCGGTCAACTTCGTCACAAAGAAGAACACGGATCGGACGAGACGCAAGACCTGCCGGTGAGTTCGCGCCGACAAGAGCAAGGTAGCCTCCCGGGAAATGCTTCATGCGAATCGTCGTGCTTGACTTTTTCGCAGAGCCGCGACCGTCCTTTCCCTCTTCGAGCTTGCCTTGCAGGCCCGGGGAGTTTTGGAACATGGGCTCGATGCGCTCCTTTGAGAAAGCCTCCGCCATTTCGACGGTCGGCTGGAGCATGAGCTGAGGAGCCGGCTCCTGGTCGGCGTAGTAGCCCATGATGTTCAGGAGCATTTCCGACTTGCCGAGCTGTGAAGAGCAACACATGACGACGATTTCCGTGCGCCTGTCCGTCGCAGAGTCCATAGGCTCCTGCAGGTAGGGCGTTCTGCTCGTTCGCCACATGCCCGCTTCAGGAGACGTACCGGAAGCGACGACGCGAAACCTGTCGGCCCACTGGCTCCCAGTCAAACGAGAGATCGGACGACAGGCTTGCGCCCACACCTTGGACCAAATGCCCATCTCATCCCCCCTTTGCAAAGTGCGAGTCGTTGATCGTTTTCAGAAGGGCGCGGAAGATGTCCTCAAGGACTTCCTCAGCTTCGCGCTGCGTTCTGTTTTCAAGCAGCGCTGAATAACGAGTCGGGGCGGAGATCGCGAAGTTTCGGAGCATCGCTGCTGCCTCCCTCGCGTCCGCCTCAACCTCAGCAACTGCAACGTATTCACCCTTGAGCTTTTTGTACTCGAGGTCTTTGATCTTTGCGGTCGCGACCTCTTTTGCGAGCCGGGCCTTGTTGAACGCCTCGTTAACATTCAGCGCAGACGATATTTGCTTGTCGTCTTCGTCATCGCCCGTGAACACTTCCGCCGTCCTTCTGGACGTGCGGCGGCTCGCCTTTTTCTTTTCTTCAGACTTGACCAGAGCCTTGAAGGCTTTCAGGCCTTCTTCTAACGGAATCTTTCCGTCGACAAGAGGCAGCTCGCCAGTCTTGCATTTCCCGCTAACGTATGCGGCACTACGTCCGACTTGGCGTGCAAACTCTCGCATGCTGACGCCGTTCGCCATGCCAACACCTCGTTATTTGTTTGTTGATTCCATCTTCACGCGTTCGCGCTCTCGCTTCAATACCGGCAGGCACCGGCAGGCGTAAACCGTTCACGGAAAGCGTAAAGTGAAATGTTCATGAACACCCTTTTGAAAATTGCATCTAGACCGTTTTCGGGGTTCGTCCGACCCGCATGAGTCAAAAAGCCCCGGGAGGACCCAAGCTCTCTCCGTCGCTCATTCGACGCCCCATCACTGAGAGAGCTGAGGCTGAGGTTGAGCCTGCACAGGCGCCTGGCCCTCGTCATCAGTCACAGCATCGTAGACAGCATTGCCTGCCATCGATCCCGCGAACGATCCAGCAACAGTAGACCAGAAGCCACTGTTGGAAGATGCCGGCACCTGATTCACCGTCTGGTTGATGACGGTCGTGTTCTTCTTCACAACGGTCGTGCGCTTCGGTGCATAGCTCTTCGTAGGAGCAGGACGGGAGAACGAACGACCGCCGCTGAACCCACGACCACCTCGTGCTTCCGCAGCTGTAGAAACGAAAAAGGCGACCGCAATGGCCGCCACAATAGCTTTCTTCATAGGTAACCCAAGGAATTAGAGAGGGCGAGGATTTCTCCCCGCCCCGACCTCGGAGCAAACTGCCCTAAGGTAGCGAAAAGGAAACCGCGCGGAGTGAGCTTCCAGGGGACAATCCGTCCCAGGCTAGGCTTGCGCGGTGTTGTAAACGAAAAAAAGCCCGCAGTTCATCACCACGGGCTCAATTACATCTTGACTCAAGCGAGCCAGTTCTGAAATACAGGCTCAATCTTTTGGGGTCAAACCCCACCTACGCAAAAAGGCATGCCGTTTTCAGAAGATACACTTATCCCCGAAAACGGCCCCGCTGATCACACAGCTTCAAATTGTTACTGCTGAGTATAACTCATTTTGGTGGCATGCCTTCGATTTTGAGAAGATTGTTTCGAATCATCTTCCTACCCATCTCCACCAGGCCATCAAACTCCCGCTCATGGAGATTGATGCGGTGATACTTCCTCAGGATGCGCTTCAGGTCCATGAAAGGCACGTTGAAGGCGTATGCAACACCGACAACCATCTTCGCCTTTCTGTAGCGCTCTGGTGCAACCGGGAGTCGTTCCCACGCCCTTTGCACAAGCAGGGCATCGCTGACATCCACCGGCGGCGGTCCGTCATGCCGTTCGACCGGCACGTCATTGTCTTTCTCATCATCCGGAACGGCTTCCATAAATGCACACAGCGGAGAGCGTCCCTGTCGTTTCGGGTCTTGGTTCCATCGCCCCCAGTTGAGCAGACGGTCTTCGAGAATCTTTTCTTCAGCGTTCATGTTCCTCTTCCCATTCGTCACGACAAGCGGCACAACACCAGCGTCGAACGTTTTTCACTCCATTCGCGGATGCGGGCACTCTCTCAATGACCTTTCCGCAGTTCAAACACAGGCTCACGAGAACCGGACTCGGTCCCTCGGGCTTTCTCTCCTCAATTGCCGCGCGCATGATCCATTCATCGCTTCTGGCGGCTCGGTCTGCGTCATCCATGCTTCACCTCGTCAATAAAAACTTTTACACCAGGCTCGGGTCCGTACGCCTTTCTGGTCCGGCTGTCGATCACCTGCGAGTCGTCCTCAAAAACGATCCCGTTCATGCCGTCAAGAATCGCCTTCTGCACGTTGTCAAGGTCCGGCTTTGAGACGTGATGCTCGACACCTTGCAGAGCCGCTGTGCGGCGTTTCTTAGACCATGACGAGGGCACAGGGAAGATGGCGAGGATGTCTACCCGGACCGCGTTCGGCTTTTCGATCTTTCTCTTGCCGATCATTGCCTCCTTTGCCCTGGCCGTCACGAGCGCTTCATACTTTCGCGTCGTGTCCGGCGTGTACGTGTGGCCGCTGCGAGTGAAGCGCGGCCTCCCTTTCCCCTTGGGGAGTCCTTCGATTGTGAAATTCATTGCTGTCATTCCTTTTGTTCATGTTTCGCAGAGCTGACGGACGGCCATCTCTTTGAGTTCCTCGACTTCGGTGTCGTCCACGGGCGCCTCAGCCACCCAGAAGCCGGAGTCGGTCTCGATCCCGACGAACATCTCGCCGTTTGGTCGAAAGAGTGGGCTGGAGAAACCTTCTCCAGTTCTTTGGCAGAGATAGACCGTCACGGGTTCCCCGGAGGCCGTCTCAAGTTGCCAGCTCACTTTGATTTCTTTGATGTGAATTCCTTTTGTTTCTGCCCATCGAAGTAGCCCTGCACGAAGGCTGCTCTCTTTTTGGGATTCATTCGAGCCGTGAGGCTCTGGTATTTCGCCATCGACTCACCACGCAATGCGGCAGATCGTCCGAGGCGATATTCGTCACTTTCTTTCATGACTCCTCCTTTGTTAAAAATCGATGTCGTTCTTCCGCATACTCGGCCACGAGAACCGGATGAACTTGCATGTTTCTTTGAGCCGGTCGTACTCCTGCTCTCCTATCGCGGTCTTCAGCAGCGCCGGATCGGCGTTGGTGATCCAGATGGTCGGAAGCTGAGTGTCGTAGCGGGCGTACAAGACCTCTGAGAGAACTTCCTTTGTGATCGGCTTCGCGTCTTCCTTTGCGACCTCATCGACGACAAGCAGCGGACAGGTTTTGTAGGCTCTTTTCACGTCTGCGGTCGTCTTTCCCGGCTCTCGGCATCCCCAGGAGTCAGCAACCGTCTGCCCCATCTCATGCGCCGTCGTGTAGATGCCGGCACACTTGCTCAAGAGTTCCTGAAGCACCGCACACGCCAGATGGGTCTTGCCGGTCCCGCATTCGCCGATGAAAACCATCCCTATGCCGGACTGGCGAAGCGCGTCGAACTTTGTGATGTAGGACTCGGCGATCTTGAGCACCTTCGCTTTCTGGTCGTTCCCATCGGTTCTGAAGGATGCAAGCGTTCTGGATCGGTACTTGGTCGGGATGGCCGTTCGGTCCAGCGTCTGCTCATACGCGCGGCGCTTTTCAAGCTCTTCGCGTTCCCTGCGCTCGCGCTCTTCAGCTTCCCGCTGCTTTTGCAACTGGATCGCTCGGCACTTCGGACATCCGCTCGCGTTCTTGAGCTCTCCCTTCAGGTAGGTAAGGTGAGAGATATATCGCCCGTGCTCGGGGCATTCCCGCTCCTCTTCACCCTCGGCAAAGCCCAACAGGCCGACCAAGCCTTCTGCTTTTTTCATGTTGTTTCCCCTCAATCCACGATGATCGTTACGCCGTCGTCGGCGAGTTTTTCGGTTCTGCCTTCACCTCGGCAGCAGGCCTGAAGTCGCTCTCGGTATTCAGCCGTCTGGGTGACGTTCTGAGGCTTTCGGTAGGTGCTACCGCTCGTCCTCGCCAACCAGGAGGCCTTGAAGCCTGCCCAACCATTGCCGCAACACGTTTCAACGACCTGAAGCAGCGTCATGTGAGCCTTTTCTCCTTCGGATCGAAGAAGATCAAACGCTCTTTCGGTCAATGCCATCTTCTTCAGAGCGCGAATCTCTCCGAATTGCTTCCAGAGGTCATCAGGAACTTCAGCCGGCTTTTCGACCTTGATCCACTTTTTCCAGGCCTCGCCTTTCTTGGCTCTGGCTTTTGGCGGCGCGTCTTCTCTACTGGTTATTGATTGGTTATTGATAGGTTCATTGATAGGTTCGTGTCCCGTTTTCGGTACTACTGTCGTACCGTTTTCGGGACAACTTACGTACCGTTTTCGGGACAACTGGCGTACCGTTTTTGGGTTGTCCCGTTTTTGGGTCGTACCGTTTTCGGTACTTCCGTTTTTGGGCCAATCCTCTATGTGCAGAAGGTACTCATTCGAGTTGTGCACCTCTCGCTTGCGTACTGACAAAACGCCACGTTCCGCAAGTCTCGAAATGACAGCAAATACCGTCTTTCGATTCATCTGCGTCATGCCGCAAATGGTCTCGACGGACGGATAGCAGTTCTTGCCTTCGTCATCGGCCCGGTCGGCAAGAGCGAGGAGCACAAGACGTTCGGTTGACTTCTCAACCGGAACCATCCATGCCAGTGCGGAAACCTTGAAGCTCATGGCGTCCCCTTAGCGAATAAGCGACCAGTCAATATCTGGGCGCAGGTCTTCGCGCGTCACTTTTCGACAAGAAACCATCTCGATCTTCTCAGCGACTTCCGGGCTGAAATTCTTCGACGGGACATACATGCAGTTGTGAAGCCATCGGACAGAAATGCCTACTTTTTGGCACAAGGCCTTCTTTTCGATTGGCTTTAGGGATTTGAAATATTCGAGCGCTCGAGGCGTCATCTCAGACCTCTAGGTGTTGTTTTGGTGTTGAACCATAATACAACATTTTCGCCGCTTTTGTTGGTTGCCGCACATGTTGCCGCGCATACACCTTCCACACTACTATTGCAGAAGGGAGGTACTTCTTATGAGTACGAATGAAAAAGACACCCTGAAGCGGATACGCATTGCAAACCTGAGTCGTCTGGCAGAGCTGAATGGCTCGCGGTCTCGATTGGCCGAGATACTTGGCAAAGCTCCGCAGCAGATCAATGACATGATCAGAGGAACGAAGTCTTTTGGAGCACGAATCGCTAGAGAGATTGAAGATAAGCTTGGCCTTCCCCCAGGAACACTTGACACGGAAAACGCAGAACTCGGCAACCCCCAAGTAAGCACGATACGTTTCAAGCGCATACCAATCCTTTCATATGTGCAGGCGGGAATGCTTACAGACAACGGACAAGAACAATACGATGAATGGGCGATCGTCCCAGAAACATTGCCGGAGAAAACTTTTGCTCTTCGCGTAAGAGGCGACTCCATGTCGCCAAATTTCCAAGAAGGACAACTGCTCTTCGTCGACCCCAATAGGCTACCAAAACCTGGAGACTTCGTCATCGCACGTTCTACGTCTGGCATTCTCACAGAGACGACTTTCAAGAAATACGTCGTCACCGGATACGACGATCAAGGTCGAGAACTCTTTGATCTGAAGCCGCTGAACCCAGACTATCCAATCCTTCACTCCAGGCAACACGGTTTAGAGGTCGTCGGCGTCGTTTGCGGATCATTCAACACCTACTAAACCAAACCCCATAACACAACCAAATCAAGCCCGCCACTCAAGGCGGGCTTTTTTTGTCTTAATTTCAGTGCCATTGATGCGCGTCAATAACTCCCCAATTTATACACCTCACCAACACCCTACGGCAACCATATTGGTTTTATTTTGGTGTAACATCGATGGTGTTGATTGGTTTCAACAGCACATAGCAAGAAGAAACCATTCAACACCAACCTACCGGCAACAACCGGGAGGGCCGACATGAAAACGCGGACGCGAGGTGGCAGACGTTGAGGGACGTGGAGCGGCGGACGTAGCTGATGCAGCCGAGAGAGGCAGAGGTCACGAAGACCCGAGCGGCTGCCTGCGGAAAACGCGGGACCGTGCACAGCAGAAAGTCGATTCAAGCGTTCTTGCGCATGTGTTCAATGCGTAGGGGGCTGGCGCGAGAGCGCTTGGATGGACTTTCATAAAGATCACAGCCGTCTCGCAGGTACCCGCAAAGAGTGACACGCGGGACGGCTTACCGGAAGAACACCATGAAGATTCTTAATGTCTCCTGCGCACAGCAGGACAAGATCGAACAACGCCTGTTTGACGAAGTCGAAGCTGGCGGCTACGAAGACTGGATCGAACTCTGCGGTTGCGTCGCGAACGAGTTCGGGGTCGACGCAAAGGACGTCGAGCACATCTACGACGATCTGTTCGTCTACGTAGACCCGCAATGGGTCGGAAGCGACTACTACGACGAGGAATACCACGACATCCTCTGGGACGACGAAGAGCGCTGCTACTACGTCGAGGACTAAGGAGAAGCCATGACTGACAAAGAAAAGCTCGAAAACCTTGAGTACATCAAGGACTACATCTCGGAGGCCGAAGAGGCCTTCCTCCGGGGCGACGACGACGCGTACATCGGTGCGCTCGACTCCGCCGACACCCTTCTGACTGGTTTGCTCAACGATGACGACGAGGAGGACGAAGAATGAAGCGCAGCGACTTCGACGCCCGACTGGCGCACCACCTCCGCGCACAAGGCCGCGAGACCTGCAATGAAAACGACGTGCATGAGTTCGCTCTCGTGAGCATCAAGAACGCTGCAGACCTCCACTTCTACATGAAGACCGAGCCGACCGTCATCCACTGCCCTGCAGCGGAGAAGTACGAGCAGGTCGCCTGCAACGTCCAGTGCGTCATGGACGAACTTCCGTAACGACTTCGAGGGCAAACGGCTTGACGCAGATATGAGCCGGTTCGTTCCTGTCGCACTGTGCCGCGACACTCCGACGAATCCCAAAGCCGGGGCATCTGCAGACGAGAGGCTTTTGCGTTCACCCCGGCTCCCTCACCCACCACAAACCCAAAAGACATTCACGCGCCCTTGCCCGTGCCATCACGAGCCGGCAGTTCTTCCGAGCGAGGGCGTCTGAATGTCTTTTCTTTTTTTGGAGGCGTCATGAAGCGCTTTATCTCCTACCTTGACGGTCTCGCACGTCGCACGTATCTCGGCACCGACGGCACTGAGCCTCATCGCCCCGGCTTCGTTGGCTCCCTCATCGAGGGCCTCGAAGGCCTACTCGGTTTTTTCGGCCTGGTGATCTTGCCGGCCATGGCGGCCGCAACCCTCTACCACTGGTTTTTTGACTGAGGAAAACGCCAATGAAAGCGGAATTTCGAAAAACCCTGAGACCCCGTGAAGTCGAGTACCTCACGCTCGTCGCAAAAGGGCTAAGGCGTCGAGAAATCGCCGAAGTCATGGGCATTGCGACAACCACCGTCAAGTCCCACCACGAAGAAGCGTTGCGAACACTCGGCGCGAGAACGGCTGCCGAGGCGGTCTACGAAGCCTTCCAAAAAGGCATCTTCAAGGCAACCAAATGAGCTACTCCGACCCCGTAAAGACAATCGAACACATACCACCCGACTTCGACATGAAACGCAAGACACCAAAGCGACCGCTCGAACAGCGGAAGAAAGCAAAGCAGGCTCGGCAGAACGTCGAGCCTTTTTCATGTGAACAACCATCGTTGATCTGGAAGGTCGTTGTTCTCGTAGGAGCGCTTGCGGTTAGTGCCGGAGCACTCATTCAAGGAGTTTTTAGATGACAGCAATCAAGACTGCGGAGATGGCACGCGATGACTGGCTGCAAGAGCGCAGCAAGGGCATCGGCGGTTCAGACGTTGCAACCGTCCTCGGCCTCAACCCTTACAAGACGCCGCTGAGCTTGTGGGAAGAAAAGACCGGCAAGACCAAAGGCTCCCCGGCAGGCGAAGCGGCCTACTGGGGAACGACTCTAGAGGACGTTGTCGCGAAAGAGTTCAGCAAGCGCACCGGCATGAAGATTCAGCGCGTGAACTTCCTTCTTTCGACCGGCGAAGACGGGTGGATGCGCGGCAACATCGACCGAGCGATCGTCAACGAACAGATTGCCAAAACGGTCCGCGTCAACAAGCCCGCGAAGGCAGCCGAAACCGGCCTCATGCTTTCGACGGACGTCGGCCTCGAGTGCAAGACCGCCAACGCCTTCATGGCTGACAAGTGGGGACCTTCGCAGGAAGATGAGATCGTGTCCGGCAAGGTCGTCACCGAGCACCAGATTCCGCTCTACTACGAAACGCAGATTCAGTGGTACATGGCGGTGACGGGCATCAAGAAGTTCTATGTCGCTGTTCTCATCGGCGGTCAGGACTTCCGAATGTACGAAGTGCAGCGCGATGAGGACGTGATCAAAGCCATCGTCGAAAAGTGCCGCGCCTTCTGGTTCGAGAAGGTCCTTGCTGACGTCGCCCCTGACCCCATCAACGTCGACGACATCAAGAAGCTCTATTCCCGAGACAACGGCGAGCTGAAAGAAGCCAGTAACGACGAAGCTGCCGACATAGGCGAGCTCCGAACGATCAAAGAACAGATCAAAGAGCTTCAGGAGCAAGAGAAGGCCGTCGCCTCTCGCGTGATCCTCGCCATTGGTGAAAAGACCGGGCTCACGATCGGCGGTCAAAAGGCCGTCACCTACAAGGCGCAGAACAGCACTCGCTTCTCCTCTACCGCCTTCAAGAAAGAACACCCTGACCTGTACGCAACTTTCGTACAAGTCACCCCCACCCGAATCCTTCGACTCGCTTAACAAAAAGGAAACTCATGTCAACAACTGATGTTCTCAAGTCGCAGGTCGCACCTGCCGCCGCACAGACCGCCGTCGTGCAACAGGTCAAAGCCGCAACCGTCATCGACGTCGTGCGCTCGAAAAAGTTTCAGGCTCAGATGGCCCTGGCACTTCCGAAGAGCATGACTGCTGATCGCCTGACGCGCATCGTCATGACTGAGTGCCGCAAGGCACCGGCTCTTCTGAAGTGCGCCCCTGAGAGCTTTTACGGCGCAGTCCTCCAGTGCGCTGCGCTCGGCCTTGAGCCCGGTTCCGCGCTCGGGCATTGCTACCTGCTGCCCTTCGGGAATGGCAAAGACAAGTCTGGTCGTCCGAACGCCCAGCTCATCATCGGCTACCGAGGAATGATCGACCTCGCACGTCGATCCGGACAGATCGTCAGCCTATCCGCATACTGCGTGCACGAACAGGACACCTTCAACTACAAGCTCGGTCTAGATCCGGACATCGAGCACATCCCTGCATCGGTTGCGGATCGAGGAAAGGTCACTCACGTCTATGCCGTCGCGAAGCTCAAGGGCGGCGGGGTTCAATTCGAGGTTATGTCTCGCGCCGAGATTGAAGCTGTGCGCAAGACCTCAAAAGCCGGCACCTCTGGCCCCTGGGCCTCGCATTGGGACGAGATGGCAAAGAAGACCGTCATTCGTCGCCTATTCAAGTACCTCCCCGTCAGCATCGAGGCCGTCCGCGCCGTCGAGATCGACGAGAAGTCAGACCGTGGCGAAGCAGTAACGCAGCAGGACTTCATCGAAGGCGAGTTCATCGAGAAAGGCACCGCTTCAGAGCAGTATCTCGAAGCCCCGGTCGTTGACGACGAAATCCACGAAAACAATTAACCCCTTATCTCCACAAGGAGAAGCTCATGCTTAAAAAAGCAACCTCCCATGAAATCATCCGGTCCGCTCTGTTCGACATCAACAATCAGTATGACAACCGGATCGACGACATCGACACTTCTCTCCTCGTCGAATCTGCTCTCTTGATCGCCTTCGAAAGCCACAAAAGCGAACACAAGGAAGTCCTCCAGAATATCGCCCATTCCGTCTGCAACTACGCACTCACAATCGAGCGAGCCAAAATCGAAAGCAACGAAATCAGTGCTCTGATGTTTGCTTATGACGACACTGAAGAAACCGCTGAAGAAAGCGAGGAAACCGTCGACCAACCCATCGCTGAAACGGTGCCCGCCGAACAGACGCCCACGTTTGATCCAGAAGCGTTGAAAAAGATCGCTGGCACGTCCATGACTGTTGAAGAAAACGGCGACATTCGCCTCAGCTTCAAGCGCCAGTAACACCATCTTCTCCTGCCCACTTCACTAGCGGGCGGGAGACCTTCAAAGGACAAAATAGCTTGACAAATGAAAGCGAGGTCAACGTCATCAGCGTCAGCGGTGGCAAAGACTCAACGGCAATGCTCTTGCTTGCCATAGAACGCGGGACGGAGAACATTCGCCCCGTTTTTTGTGACACAGGCAACGAACACCCTCTGACATATGACTACGTCCGCTATCTGGCCGACGCGGTCGGCATCGAGATCGAATGGGTAAAAGCCGACTTCTCCGCCGCCATCGAGCGTAAACGACTCACTGTGGAAACGAAGTGGCGGGAAGAAGGTATCTCGGAGGAGAAGATCACCGATGCGCTCTCTATCCTGCACCCAACCGGCAATCCATTTCTCGACATGATTGTCTGCAAGGGTCGCTTTCCTTCGACCAGGATGCGCTTCTGTTCGATCGAGCTGAAGGCGAACGTCCTAAAAAATCAGGTTCAGCTCCCTCTCCTTCGAGACGGGATCGACGTCGTCTCGTGGCAGGGGATCAGGCATGACGAAAGTAAGGCCAGAGCGTGCGCCGTTGAGCGGGACTTCGCCATGAAGGACGAAGCCACGGGCGCGGAGATGTGGAACTACCGACCGATCCTCGACTGGACGGCTGAAGACTGCTTCGACATGATGCGCCGCCACGGGATCGACCCAAACCCGCTCTACAAGATGGGCATGGGGCGTGTCGGCTGCATGCCATGCGTCAATTGCCGAAAGGCAGAGCTGAGGGAGATCGCGAACCGCTTCCCTGCTGAGATCAACCGCATCGAAGAGTGGGAGCGCATCGGCCGGATGGCCGGCAAGCATTCGTCCGGCACGTTCTTCCCGGAAGCCAACGGAAACGGATCAGGCATCCGAGCTGCTGTTGAGTGGTCTAGAACGGCACGCGGCGGGAAGCAGCTCGACATCTTCGCGGACGGCGAGCATGAGCTGACCACGTGTTCGTCAAAGTACGGCCTCTGCGAATGAGGACAAGGAATGAAAGCCAAGAAGAAGACAGAGACCAAGGTCGCGATAATTCCTCCGGTTAAGCGATCGATGATCGAGGACATCGCCTTCGGAATGGCAGAACAAGGAACAAACAAACGATGAAATTCAGACTCAAAAACAAGGATTTGCAGGTACAGCTCGACGCCTTGAGCGGCGGGGATTTTTCTCGAAGGCTCGACGAGCTTATGACGGGCGAACCTGTCAACCTGTGGGCGAATATGTGCGGAGCCAAAACAGTTCAGATAACCTTCGGCGAAACCCGCGAATTTTCCGTGCGGATTCCCGTCGATGACATCGAAGAAGTCCACGAGTACGACCCGCACGGATGGAACGACTTCCCCGAAGTCGAGCCGCCGGAGGACGTCTGGATGAGAGTCGAGCGCTGCGTAGACGGGAGAACGTACCACTTCGCCGCTCGCTACGTTCCCGTAGGGGACTCCGAAGATTACGAATGGTTGAGTGAAGCCAACCTCTCCATAGACGTCGACCGCTTCCGCCCGTGGGACGATCCGGATGGCGAGGAGGATAAGGAATGACGCAATGGAAAACGTATCCGGACACGACGCCGCCGCGCGGCTTGCCGCTCAGGCTCGAAGTCAAAGAAAAGGATCAAAACACTGGCACGCCGGAACCGTACTACGGCAAGACGCTTTTTCAGGGGTTTGCGGTTTTCGACGGGCACGACTTCATCCCGTTTGGTTCGTTCCACCGGCTTCCTATCTTTTGGAACGGCCGATTGGACGCCTTCGGACGCGAGGATGTGACCGCCCGATATGCTCCGTGGGAGGACGAGGAATGAAGCCTAAGAAAAAGCGCACGAAGAAGTACGACCCGAAGAAGCACCGCATCGGTTACCTCGACATGCTCGACATCTCGGCGAATAAGGGGCTCAGCGATCGCGCCGCCGCCAGTATCGAGCTCGACTATCGCATCCACCTTCAGTCCTTCAGAACTGAACCATCGCACGAATCGTGGGCTTACCTCGTCGGCCTTCTGCTTCTCGCGGACCGTCTCTCATACGACCTTGAAGAAGGCGAAGAGTTCAGGCGCGAGATTGAGCCGGCATGGCGTCAGGTCGACGCGGCCTGGCGCATCTGGCAAGAGAAGCACGTGATTGCGAAAGAAAACTTGTTGCAAGCAGAAGCCCTGCTGCCGAACCTGATCGAGCTGTTCAAGGGCTTCACCTACAAAGAGATGGACCAAGCGCTTCATTACGTTATGAAGCACCACCTGAAGCCGGTCCGCGTCATGAAAGAGGAAGGATTGATCGAATGACATTTCAACTGCGCGACGAAAAAGCGCGAAGAAAACTAGAGACGTTGTCCGGTGGCAAATTCCACGAACGTCTGAACAAGTATGCAGTCGCGTTTGCGGATGCTCACAAAGCCGGGCGAATAACAGATCGCGAGCTTGCCGAGGGCATCACGGTCGGCATATGGATAGGCGCATGCCTCGCGCACGTCCGGATCGAGTGGCAGGACATTGAAGAGATCAAGGAGCAGGAATGACTAACCAAGACAACGAACGCTGGCGCTCATTCAAGTAAGAGCGTCCGGAGCCCGGGCACTACCAGATCGAGCTCGTCTATCGCGAAGGATGCAAACCTTTCCGCTTGTACGCCTACTTCAACGGCACACACTGGTACGACGACCGCAACCGGCAACTGGACGTCAGCAAGTATCAGCTTTCTTTCCGTCCTTGGTGCGAGGACTACGAAGAATGATCGACGAAGAACTGAAAGACATTGCCAGACACTACGGGCGAGACCATCAGACGCTCAAGGCTGCCGAAGAGTTCGGAGAGGCTGCAACTGCGGCTTCACGTCTTGCGCTCGCCCGACAGGCCGAAGCATCCGGCGGCAAGTATCGGTGCATCACGGCGCTTGAAAACAACCTTGCGGAAGAGTGTGCCGACTGCCTCGTGATGATCGGTCAACTGCGCCTGTTGATCCCCGGTTTCAGCGCCAAGGTCGACCTAGCAATGCACGAAAAGATTGAACGACAAATCAACCGAATTTCAAAGGAACAACAATGCTGAACATCAACGAAGTGACCATTTGCGGCTGTCTTGGCCGCGACCCTGACCTCCGATATGGGACGAACAACCTCGCTTTCGTTTCCCTGGCCGTCGCCACAAACCGTAGAGTGAAAAACGCGGACGGTCAATACGAAAACGCCACAGACTGGAACACCGTCGTCGCCTTTGGCAAGACTGCCGAGACGATTGCCGAGTATCTGCACAAGGGGTCGCCGATCTGGGTACGTGGCCGTCTTCAAACGAGAAAGTACAAAGACAAAAACGGCGCCGACCGATGGGTGACGGAAGTCATCTGCGAACACTTCCAGTTCGTCCAGAGCGCGAAGGATCGTGGAGAACAGCGACAGGAAGAGCCGGCAAGGCGATCACGCGCACAAGAGCATACCCAGACCTATGACGACGGCGAAGTACCGTTTTAAGGGAACTACGCTGGCGGAGTTTGAGGCTGAGGCATCGACCAAATCACGCATAAAAATGCAACGAACAACAACACGATGACTGCTTTCTTTTGCTTGCTGTATCTCGGATTCACCAAGGTGAGTGTGACACCAACCGGAAAGAAAACAACATACCAAACCAAGATGAACCAGCCGCGCTGACTGATTGAAGGCTTTTCTTCTGTGGTTAACGGCTCCTGGGCTGTCTGACGAATCGGTCTTGTACCGCCCCGTGTCTTGACGATATGAGCCAAGTCGTTCCAAGACTCCTTAAGCTCTCCCACAGAGTCTGCAAGCTCCTTCTTGCTTTTCTCAAGTTTCTCTTTGCTTCTCTTTAGGTCTTCCAATCTACGGATTTCTCGTGCATTTGAGTCACTTTCAGAAAAGGTATCGAACCTTTTTGAACTTCCCGCAAACCGTGATGGAGTATCTGCTAAAGCATTACGCTTTTGAACACCAAACATCTTCGGAAAGTAGCATTTTTCGTACAGATATGTTTTTTCAATATTGGAGTCTATGCAAATTCCATGAAAACGAGTTTTATAAACCGTTGTCGGAACAACAGAACGCGCCTCACCAGGACGAGTTCCGCCGTAATAGGTCAGCTGAATCACTTCTCCATTATCAGCCGCTTCCTGCAGGTATTCCATGATCTGGTCTTGTGGGTACGGGTACGTTTTCATGCTCGCTTACTCCGAGTGTGAGAAATGGTGGGCTCGCGTGTGACGACGCGAGCTCACCCAACATCATACGGCAACGAATGTTGACAAACTGACAAACGCATGCATACAATGAGCCCATCACGTGAGAAAAAGCGTGATCGGGCGTGGAAACCCGGACGAACCCCAAAGGCGCACAACCGCCTTACGTCTTCTCGTTCGAGCGGATTTTTTGTGTGCGTGCATATCACTTTTACGAGTGAGGCCTACGGGCGCCCTTGCGGCGGCCGGCACCTTTGGGACGGTATTTCCACCCCGTAGCGCCTCGCTCACCACCGTGGAAAGTGGTCGCGAGGCTCCAGCAACACCCAAAGGAGACTCGCTATGCAAGCCAGTCAATCTGCTGTCGCGTCCGCGACACTGTCAACATTCAATTTGCCCTTCGTCATCAGAGGGTTGCTCTCCAACTCTCTGTCCTCAGCTGAGGCCCACTCTCAGGCGCTTTCGCTCTGCCAAGAGGCACGCAGCATCCTGACAATGGTTTTCGACGCCACCGAAAACCCTCAAGTTCTCAGCTCCTACAAAGACATCCAATCGTCTATCGCAACAGCGGCTGCCCTCATCGAGACCGCTGAACTTGTCGTTTCCGTAACGGATGAAAACGCAAATGAATGAAATCATCAAACTCACCAACGGCCAACCGGTCGTCGACTCTCTCACCATCGCTGACGGCGCTCAAATCGAACACGCTTCGGTGATGAAGCTAACGCGCAAGTATGAGGACGACTTCAACTCCTTCGGAAGGGTTGGATTTGAAACCCGACCCTTTGAAACGAATGGCGGCACTCAAAAACGCGAGGTCGCCTTATTCAACGAAAACCAGGCAATGCTCCTCTTCACCTACCTGAAGAACACAGAGATCGCCCGCACCTTCAAAATTCGCCTCGTCAAAGCATTCAGCGATTGTCGCGACGAACTTGCGAAGGCCAAGGTATCCGCTCCCGCGTTGCCGGACTATCCGACGGCGCTGCGACAGCTGGCCTCATCTCTGGAGAAGACCGCAGCGCTTGAACACAAGATCGCCGAGGACGCTCCTAAGGTTGCCTTTGCTGAGACTGTCGAGGCCTCCTACGGCGACATGCTCATTCGAGAGGCGGCAAAGACGCTCGGCTATCCGGCCAAGCACCTCTTCGACTGGCTGCGCACGCACTCGTGGCTCACTGCGAAGAACGAACCCTATGCCGACAGAGTCAAGCAAGGTGTTCTTCGCCCGCGCGTGTCGAACTTCGATCATCCTGAAAAAGGACCGAGCGTGTCCGTCACGGCGCACGTGACGCCGAAGGGGCTTTTCCGGCTTTACAAGGAGCTGTTGAAGGAAGGCAAGATCACCAGGAACGAACGGCTTGAACTGGCATCGTGAGGACCAAACTATGGCAATAGGTAATACACTAGACGGAAAGAGCATTCGCGCGATGCTCTTTGATCCGGCAGTTCCTGACTATGCATTTCTAACGCGAGATGAAGTCATCGCCGCCTTTGATACATCAGAGCCGACACTTCGACGTTGGGCATTGGAAAGCGGCTTCCCGGACCCTGTAGCCTATCCAGGCATTACTGCGTACCCCATCGCAGCTCTACGCGAGTTCCTGAGTCGCGTAGCCAGAGAATCTCGCAACGCCACAAGCAAAAAAAACCGTTAGTCTTCTTTTTTTCGTCGGTGGGTCTTTTGGTGGTTCTTTTTCTAAAACCCCTCCTCAAACCCTTGTCCCGCGCTCGTTTGAGTATTCCCCCTTCTCCGCCAAGACACAAACCCCGAAGTTCTTGTGACTTCGGGGTTTTTCTTTATCTCCCTTGTAAATCAAGCACTTTCGGCACTTAACTACTCACACACCTTCCTCAAAAACCGTCAAATTGCGCCACATTTCGCCACATAGTACACTGCAACGGTGGTTCTTTTGGTGGTTCTTTTTGGTACATCGTCGGAGGTAAAAGTGAAGGTTCAAGTAACTTCGAAGAACGTCTTAACACTTCCTGTCGGTCGCTACTCTCTCGGCGGCGGTCTAATGCTGTTGGTTCGATCTGAGTCTTCTCGCCAGTGGGTTGTCCGCTACCGCTTCGCCGGAACCCGAAAGGACTTGTCCATCGGAGGAGCTTCTCGTGTCTCAATCAGCGCCGCCAAAGCACGTGCTGCCAAAATCATGGCAATGGTCACCGACGGCATTGACCCGATGTCTTTGAAGCACGACGAAGCCGACAGCAAAGAAAACATCACTTTCAAAGACTTCTACCCTGGCGCCATCGCCACCATCAAGGATGTAAAGCGTTGGAAGAATTCCAAGCACGCTGAGCAGTGGACCTCGACCATCGAGACGTATGCCGTCCCGATCCTCGGTCAACTACGCGTCAAAGACATCACGCGTGGCGACATCCTCGAAGTCCTCAAGCCCATCTGGACAGAAAAGCCAGAGACTGCCAGTCGCCTGAGAGGCCGACTCGAAAGTCTCTTCTCTCAGGCAATAGCTGAAGAAATCATCCAAACCAATCCCGCTACTTGGAAAGACGGCCTGTCCTTCTTCCTTCCACCGATCTCAAAGGTTCATGAAATCAAGCACCACGAAGCAATGCCTTTGGCAGAACTGAAGGCCTTTGCTCCCGATATCTCGACAAAGGCTTCCGTCGTAGCACGAGCTACGCTCTTTGGCATCCTCACGGCGACACGCGCTCAGGAATTCCTTGGGGCACGATGGGACGAGATAAACTTCGACGATGCCATCTGGACAATCCCGGCTACGCGAATGAAGTGCGGCATCGAGCACCGCGTGCCTTTATCAAAGCAAGCCATTGCCGTCCTCGAGCGATCAGAGAAGACGGGCGAACTCATCTTCCCGGCCCCACGATCATCTTCTAAAGAAATGGTCATCGACAGCCCCAGAGCCTTTATTCGCAAGGCGACTGGTACGACGGCGACCATGCACGGGATGAGATCAACTTTCCGAGACTGGTGTGAAGAGAACTTCATACATGAAGCTCTCGCAGAGCGTTCGCTCGCCCACATCAACAGCGACAAGGTTCTGCGCGCTTATCAACGCTCCGACCTCCTTGAGCAACGCCGTCCAGTCATGCAGCAGTGGGCGGATGCGATCATGCCGAAGAAGGAGTGACGTTTCCCAAAGGCACAAAAAAACGCCCCACCTACCAGCGACTGTAAGTGGGGCATTTTCATGGGCAGGATTTCCCGGCGCTCCCTATCCTTGAGCGCAGGTACTCTCGGTGCCCGTATGGTGTTGTTACTCTACATAGAGCTCCATTTGGTCAATTGTATATGTCTTGGAATCGCCCTTCTCTGCGCAAGACATAGTTACTTTCAGAGGAGTCTCATCCCTCTGATAGTCCAAAAGCTCTTTTGCTCTCTCCGCACTCAAGAACAACGTGCTCGGGGTGACGGAAGAGAGAATCTTTTCTGACGACACAGTGTCCTTTAGCAAAACTTTCCATAACTCGGGATTTTCCGTATTCACTTGAACAATCTTGAAAATCCCCTCCCTCGGGTAACGCTTCACAGGAACCGACTCGGGAGATTGTATCCGCTTGATCTCGTCCTGCTCGACCACGGTCTTGCCATAGGTAACGCGAACAGCACCCCTCGCGTCTCGGATCAAGGCATCAACCCCAACCCGACCATGAGCACCAGCTGCCACGAGGGTATCCAGATCCTTCTCAGAAGCTTGTTTGCTCAAAAGTATCATGGCGGTGCGAATTATATCCTGCTCGGCTAGCCTGTTCGCCGTATCGGCCTCGATTTTTTGCCGCTCAGTTTCCTGTTTCTCCAGCTCAATGCTCTCGGCAGAATAGGTCTTGTAGATATCTGCCCCAATGTACCCGGCAAAAACAGCGAACACCCCTAGGCCCAAGATCGTCTTTTGTGTTGCGGACATATCTTTTATCATCGCAGTTCCTATGCCCACGCCGAGAACAGCCAGACAAAACACCAGATCCAAAGAACCTTGGCGACTCTGGACAGAACACCAAAGCTTGCTTTTATCCAAACCTCGGAGATCGTCCTTCCCGTATACCGCCATAGCATAGGCTCGGAACGCCTGTGTCTGGAACTCCGAAAGGCTTTGGAGAAGAAAACCAGGGATCTCTCCGCAGTATCCGTCCCCTTCTATCTTGATCGTACATGCAAACGCGCCCGGACTTGTCACAGCAACAAGGTTTTCGACCCCCTTGCCGTCAGAGTCAATGATTCTCTGGCACAGCTCGGCAAATGTATTGATTTCATAATCGGGCATTGATTGCTCCTTGATCAAGACTCTCCCATTTTATCTTACAAGTTGAACAACCGAGTCCTTATCTATCGCAGTCCGCTCAGAAAGCTCGACACCTCGTCGAACCAACTCCGTGCCTCGCTCGACAAGGTCTGCGCATCGGGCAAGCTGCTCTCTTTCAGACTTGCAGGTACCGGCACCGGCTGCGGACAATCGACGGCGAGCGTCGGCTGCTTGCTTGCGCACCCGCCCAACATCACCAGCAAGAACACCAATGCGAGCAAGAGCGGCATCACGCTCCTGCCAAGCCGCCACAAGGGCTTGAGTCTGCTTTTGTTCGTGAGCACGATATTCCTCCTCCATGATTCGAGACCGCTCGGCATAATCTCGGCGCATTTCCTCGATGTCTTTTGTGTACAGAGCCGCCGCGTACTGGTAGCCAGTAACAAAAAAGGCGGCACTCGCTACAAGTACCGCCACATATTTCAGGACAAGGCTATTCATCGCCCCTCCATCCCTTGATCGACTCAATCCAAGAGGCAAGAACTTCTCGAAGCTTTCCAAGCCCCCAAGACAAAACCCAGATTGCTACTCCGTATCCAATTCCGTAGAGAGGCAACCCAGCCCAAAACGATAACTCTTCAGCCATCTTCAACGCCTGTACTAGATCTGATAAACTGTACATCGATGGTTCCTACACACAATCATCAAGTCTCTATCTGTGCCAACAGAAGACACCCAAAGCCGCTCAGCCCCACAACTGAGCGGCTTTGCCTTTATTACGCTCATTTCAGCGCGTCCACGATTTGAACGATGTAGTAGATCAGGGTTACCAACCCTGCAAAAAACACCGCAGATCCGATTACGCCCCTCACAACGCCTTGCCAAAACGCCTGCTTTTCTCTCACTTCCATAACCTGCTCTTCAATCGTCATATAATTTCCTTTGTTCCATAGTTCTCTGTATGCAACCCAGAAAACGCTCGAAGCCGATCAGTCGCCACAACTGACCGGCTTTTCCTTTTTCTCTACTAGTGCACCTTATATCGCCGGGACACCCTCGCCTAAGAAAAGCCTGGCTTCTGACTGACGCCTGCGTGTCAAGCCAGGAAGCTTCACGCCGTTCGCAGAATCAATGTCCAAGAAGTCATGAGCGCAGGCCTCGACATCGCCCGCATTGAGCGCCTGCATAAGCTTCGGGCACTTGTGCACGACATAAGAGACGCCTACGTTGAAAGCGAGGCTCACCAGCGCAATGAACTGCCCCTCCGTCACGTGAATGTTGACGAACGGCGCGAGCCCGCGCTTGACCTCCTCGATGTCCTTTCGAAGTAGCTCCCTCGACTGCTCATACGTGATCTCGTCGTGCTCCGTCACACCCTTCGTGTGCCCCACGCCGATCGTCCAAACGCCAGCAGGACACTTGTACGCCTGCAAGCGACACCCTTCCCACGCCTCAATGAAGTCCATCGCGGACTCAGCCTGGTACTCAGAAAAGTTCTTCATTCCAAATCCTCCTTTTTAATCCCCGCCCTCTTTGTCGCGACAATCTCTATCAGCCTCAAGACTCGTGTGCCGCCCCAACCTGCCAAGCCTGACAGCGCTCCGCAAAACCCCGGCGGGAAGCCTTCGTAAGCCAAGATTTCGTAAGAGATCAGACCGCACACCGCACTGATCGCGCAGTGCAAGAACATCCCTCCCCACGAGAACTCCCGCCCTTCCTCAATCAGGAGCAGATAGTTCAGCCAACCGCATAGGGCGGCGAAGCCCCCAGACGCGGCAAGCGCCTGGGTCTCCGTTATCACTTCTTTCTCTGGCATCTTCTCCTCATAAAAAAATCCCCCGAGGAATATCCTCGAGGGAGTTGATATTGGTCTATGGACGCAAACCCCACAGTTCTCAGAAAAAGGCCGCGCAGACATAGCCGGCGACCGCGCCAACCAAAAAACCAACCGGTCCCCAGAAGAGTCGAGTCTTCCGGCGCGTCTCCGCATCGAGCAGAGCCTTCTGGGCTTCCACCTTGGCGATGAGCTCGTCCGTCACTTCCTCGACCTTGACGCCGAGCTTGTCGAGCCATTCCTTCACTTCTTCTTTCGTCATTTCAGTCACCTTTTCCTTCAGCGCATCTTTCAGCGCCTTGACAATCAAATCCCACATATGAAAAAACCGCCAGAAGGCGGTGTGATACAGTTACGTGTACGTCCTCTGCTCATAGCTGATTCTGAAGCCGTGAGCCTTTTTTGCATCTATATTAAATATGTCTCAGAATATCACCCATTGTTCCTCAAACGATCCTTTGGTCTCTGTAATCATACCCGTATATATGGTGCAAGAATACCTGGACCAATGCATTAAAAGCGTAGTAAATCAAACCTACAAAAATCTTGAAATAATTCTTGTTAACGATGGTTCAAAAGATAAGTCTCCAGAAATATGCGAGAGATGGAAAGAATTAGATCACAGGATACGAGTTATTCACAAAGACAACGGCGGCCTTTCAAGCGCTAGAAATGCAGGGCTAAAAGTTGCAACAGGATTCTACGTTGCCTTTTTAGATAGTGACGATTGGTTGCACCCAGATTGCTATAGAACAGTCGTAAATCGCGCCATATCTACAAATGCCGATGTCGTAGGATATGACATATTCGAGTCATATAGCAACGAAACGATCTACAACCAACACATCCCCATCTTCCCTAAAGAAGTCTTTAACGCCGTAGACTATCTGCCCATTTTGTTCAACATGTGGCCATTAGTGTGGGCAAAGCTTTATAAAAAAGATTTCATCACGCGAAATAACCTAAAATTTATCGAAGGAATTCTTTACGAGGACAATCCTTTTATTTTAGGTTGCTGGATTAGAAATCCAGTTGTAACTTTTGTTAAAGAACCGCTCCATTATTATCGGTTAGGTCGCAACGGACAAATCACCTTCGGACATAACCCAAAAACAAAAGATGTTTTTACCATGCTAGATAAAGTACGAGAAGATTTTCAAAAAACTGGAATGATCGATCATTACATAAATCTAGTCGACTGGAGCATTCAAAACGTCGTTTGGCTGTATCACAAAACACCTTATGATTTAAGAAATGATTATTTTAAGCAAATGAAAAAACTCTTTCTGTCATACATACTCAAAGGAATGTGCAGACCTGGAGTTGTAAAGAGAAAGAACGCCATGTCCCTATTAAAGGTAATATTCCTTCCTCAAGCACTCTTTAAGTGACATTTATCTTGCGCACAAGGCCAACCATCAAATAATACTTTCACTTAACGTTGAATATTAGAATGGTTGGCCATAATCAATTCGCAATACAAACCAACTGATATTTTTGGACCAGTGGGAAAACCTACTGTGCTCGCTAACCAAGTCCAAATATGCTAAACGCCCGGCGGTTTATCCGGGCGTTTGCTTATCCTTTCGTTCTCTTGAACACAGCGGGAGCCTCTGGCCACACCACTTCGCGCGGAAAACCTTCCTGCGTCGGCACATCACGAAGTGCCTGGCGATAGGCCGTCACGATGCCTCGGTCTTCCTCGCTGAGCGGATAGTCCGGCATTGCGAGGTAGTCGGTCTCCGCAATCAGACGGTCTCGCTGAGAACGAACCTCAACGGCATGGTCTTCATCCGTCATGTTTGCGATACGTTTGGCTTCTTCTCGTTCTCGCTCCGCACCCTCTCGCTTTTCCTTTACGTCGATGTATGTTTGAACGTTATCCAGAATAGCCTCGAAAAGGGCACTCGGCATCTTCTGAAAGGCTTTTCCATTCAGCCAGAACGAACCAATCGATCGGTTGTAGTCCGCACTCTCACACTCCAATTTAAGTCCGCTGTCTGTCTCAAAATTCGCGCGCGAGTCTTCGTAGATCGAACTGCTCGTTTGAATAATTACAACATCATCCTGGATCAAAACCAAGTCTTGCATTTTCTTTTACCTCCTTACTTGATACGGGTCCACATATACACAGACAAGTACGGCTGCATATTGTTGTGGGCTTTCCCTCCGCCGGCACTCTGCAAAGAAAGCGTATGCGAATGATTACCACTCGAAGAAGTTTCACCAAGAGATGGAGATGAGGATGTACCGGCAATGTTGTAGTTTGAATCGCCAGTGGGGCCATCGGCATTACCTTTAACGGCTGCGTACGAATAATTACGCAAGGGATAGTTAGTGCCGAATCTATTGTCATTAGCGAAAATGTCGTGTCTGTGACTTCCTGCGCTTGACGTGCTACCGCTGTGCGTATGCGACGGCATCTCATCAGTCGTCAGAGTATGCGTTTCCTTACCGCCAGTCTGACCGGCAGGGTAAGCAGCGCCTGCACCAATCAGGACGCGCCCCTCATCAAGAGCCTTCCATGTACCTCCGAACAGAGAACCTGGATTCGCCGGATTGGTACTCATGTAAATCGAGCCGACTGGGTAAACGGCAAGCATCATATTGACGTTCCCATCAGCGCCTGCAACGGCTCCATTTACACTTCTAACATGGGTGCGAACTGTCCACTCAGCCAACCCGTCCTGAATGACCTGCCCGTGCGTGACGTTTCGCGTATCAAGCAGGTCCGCACTCGTCGTCCCAGCCTTCGTGCACTCCAAAAATCGCTCGTACTGGAAGGCGCAGTCCACCTTGTCGCCGACGTTATAGGCCGTAGACTTACGTCGGAACTCGTTGATTTCGTAGATCAGCTGAGTGCAGACCGCTGTCTGGGGAGCCTCGTTCAAAACGTCCTCTTCGGCAGCAAGGCGCACAAGGCCAAACTTACTCGTCGTAGCGTTCGGTACATTGACGTTCCCCTCATCGTCCGGAGCAATGCTATTGACCGTCTTCACAGCTCCTGATTCCGACCATGCTCCGAAGGTCGCCCCATTGAGGCAGTTGCGCCAGAAAGCTCGAACCGTGTTGTTCGTCTGATTCGGGATGTAGCAGACCTGCACGATGTTCCCGCTGACAGGAGCACCCGTGTCGTAGGCTTGCACAATGCAGAAAGTGCAAGGGATCGGAGTGTTTTTCAACGTCCCGCTGCAAGCCCAGGTTTTGTCCTCAAGCAGCGTGTTCAAGTCCGCGTTGGCGATCTGGATCGTGTGATCTCGCTTATTCGCCAAGCCCTTCGTCAGCTCATCTTTTGTCGCCAGATGACTCATGTCGACATCAATCTGAATGTCGCCATTGCTGTCAGGCTTCTTCTTGTTCACAGTACGCACGGCGTCTTCGACATTTTCGACGCGCGTAATCGGAAACTGAATGACGGGGTTACCCGCCTCATCCGTCGTCGTAAAGACGATGTCCTGTTCTTTCAGAGCCATTATTTAGCCCCCTCCTTTGTTTTTGATAAGCCGTAGTCCGGCTTTGACGGTGCTCGATCTCGAATCGCGCTGCACGTCTTGTGTTTCGCGAAATCCGAGGCATCAGCCTTTGTGACGACCTCGGACTTCTTTGCGAACTCTTTGCTAATTTGCTGACTCTGCTTCTCTTTGAAGTGAGCCAGCCCTATCAAATCAAGAAAAGAGTTAGCCATCGGAACGCCCCCTACGCGAAGAGGGCGTCGATCTCTTCGTTCGTAATGCCAGTCATCGTGATCATCGGGGCCATCGCGTCCCAACTCTCGCCATTCCAGACGACATTCATCCCTGCGTCGATCTGATGCGCAGGGTCGGCGGTTTCAACGTTGTACATATCGCCGGCCTTCACACCCTCGGTCGGCAGAGCTGCATAGTTTTCAACGGAGCCCCTGTAGTTCACGGCGCTCGCAATGTCCGTTTTTAGAGCGTACGGCGTGAGATCGATATTGACGCCCTTCGAACTGACCGGCAGAGCACCGCCGTTGACGCTCACTTTTTCGAGTACGTTGACCTGAGCTCCCACAGCGACTCCTTGCAATTTTGTGAAGTCGGCAGCAGACATCAGCCCCGCAGCATCAGCCGTGGCCGGGCCATACGTCATGTCCTGCGCCGGAATACCGAGTGCCGTGATGTCGCCCTTGACAACCTTCGTACCGAGGGTAACGTGTCCATTGCCGTCGGTCGTGATTTTGTAGAGCCCAGACGCAAGAGCGCCTGCCGTCACGGTCGGATGGACATAAACGGGCGTCTCCACGTCATTGATCTGGATGTTCCCGTTCGTTTCAGAGTTTTCGACCTTCGTCGCCTGAGCCGCGATACCTTGCAACTTGGCGAAGTCTTCTTTGCTCATCAGACCGTCTTTCTGAGCCGTTGCAAGCTCATAGATCGTCTGCGGCATCGTCACCGTAGCAATCGTTGCGCCTGAAACGCTCTTCAAGGTGATGGTGCGTCCCTCGATTGTCATCGATCCGGCAACAACCGTCTTCAATTTGCTGTCGTAATGAGTCAAGCCTTGCTTGTCTAAAAAAGCATTCAAAGCACTCATTTTTCTCACTCCCTTTACGATTAAAAAAGATTGTCAATAAAAGAGTTGTCGATGCGTTCGACGAAAGAGGTGCCATCCTGACCGTCCTCTCCGTCCTTTCCAGGCGCACCGTCCTTCCCCGGCGGCCCCTGAATGCCGGGAACCTCAACGGTCACGACCTTGGGAACGATGTCCTGACATTGAGCATCTACTTGAATTTCTTCTTCTGACGTGATTTGCGCAGTAATTGCGAGCTCACGCCTTGCGCGCGCATTTAACACGAGTCACCTCCGGGGAGACCTTGATTTTTCCCTCAACGACCCGCGTGATTTCGCCGTCCGGAGACTGAAGCTCCAGGTCGTACAGCACCGTGTCACCCGGGTACCCTTCTGTGTTTTCATGTTTGAATTTCGCTGTGACCTTTCCCGCCGACTCATCGAGCAGAAGACGACCATTACACGTCGTCAGCGTGTCAATTGCTTCCTCGCTGAATGCGTACCTGCGCAACTGCATGGCGGCTGAATATCCTGTCAAGTCAAGCGGACCGTTCTTGTCGCTCAGGATGAAGGACACCGTCTTATCGGAGCCTTGATCGAGCGTGAAATTTTTGACCGCTGCCATGTTTCCACCTCCTTCAACTCAGGCCGTAATCGGGCTTTTCAGGAGCGCGGTCCCTTCGATCGCCAATGTCCTTCGAGAGATTGACAGAAATCGTTCCGTCAACCTCAACGTCGACGTTCTTGCCGATCTTGATGTGCCCCAGCTTGTCAGCAGTTGCAGCCGTCAGCTCGTGGACGATGCCAGTTGCGACAGCGCCCGTCTGATCGACGGCTTCAGGAGCTCCGCCCGCACCAGGTCGAATCAACTTCCCCGCATTTTGGGCAGCCATCAGAGCCTTGTAGCTTTCGTCTGTAACGGCCACCTTGTCGGCAGGCATAACGTCCACCGACACGATCTCCGTGCAGTAAAAAGCGCGTTGAGACGCGCTGTAGTAGTAAGCCATAGAATCCTCTCCTTTCAGAATCCGAGCGCCATCCAGAGCGCCTGGACCTTTCCGTTTGCGGTGTGCTTGAATGTCGTGTTCCCCTTCGTCAAGCCAGTGGCAACGAAGTCCGCAGCAACCTCACCAGTAGGCGTTGCATTCGCGAAAACGGCACTCGTCGGAAAAGCTACAGGGAAAGCAACAACGGTCGAACCATCGGCCGCAATCGAAGCCTTGCCCCACTGAACGATGAGACCGTTCGGCAACTTCTGGAATCCACTGTCGCCGTGATTCTTCAAAAAAGCAGACAGCAAGCCAAACGGAGTCACGGCTTTCGTGTTGTCCTTGCCAGAAAGCACTTCAGCCGGAACGGCGATGCGGATCAAACCGGTGCGGCTTTCCGTCGATGTTCGTGCGCTCAGGCTCTTCGGCGTGACAGCACGCGTTCCATCTGTTCCCGCAATCGTTTCTTCATTCGTCGCAAGTTCAACGACACCGAGAGTCGTGGTCGTCGCCGGCGGATTCAGGAAGTTCGTATCGCCGAAAGCGATAGAGTCCGCAGAGAAGTCCGTCACCGCAAGGTCAATCGCGAGCAGAGCCTGCGACTGCGAAGCCTTCTGGATGATTGGAACCGTCTGCGAGCAAACCGCGAAAAGGGTTCCGCTCGCCGTGTAGAGGCCGACCTCGTAGACCGTGTAGGCCTCGGCCGAATCATCGCGGGCCGCAAGGTGGATGACGTTGTCTCCAACCGCACCGCCTGCTATGGTCGTCAGACGCTTGAACTCTTCCTTCAGAGCCGTCATGTCGCCAGTCGGCGTGTATTGCCCCGTACCGTAGCCCACCTCTGTAATGACGACGGGCGCGGTTCCAGACTGCTCGGCGTTGACGACCTCTGCCAGACCGGCGTCAGTAATCAAAATTGTGTTGGCCATTATTCGGCACCTCCTTGTTTCGCAAGAGCCGCCGCCACAGCTGCATCAACAACAGCTTTCAGCGTTGCTGGCGTGATGAACTTCGTCATCGACGTGCCAACTTTCGCCTCCTCAACTGTCGCAATTCGCGCATCGAGTGCAGCCTTTCCAGTCGCGGGCGTCATTGCCTTCAGAGCGTCTGTTCCGGCTGTAGCTTCAACAGTAGAGGCGATCTGAATCATCCCCTTGGCGGCTTCGCTTGCGTCCGGGGTCGCCTCATCGACGACAGCCTTTAAACCCGCAGGAGTAACGGCGCGTTCTTTGTCCGTCCCTGCCTTTGCCTCAGCCTCGGTCGCCAGTTCGACAAGACCGTTTCGTCCGGTCGTAGCTTTCAAGCCTCGAAGGCCGAGAGGCGTCACATAGAGCGTCCCGGACTTCCCTTCGATCGTTTCCGCTTCGGAAGCAGCCGCGCCTTCCGTTCCCGCCTTCGCTTCGCCTTCCGATGCTGTGCGGATGAGACCCGCACGCTTTGCCGTAGAAGTCAAGCTCTTCAGACTGGCGGGCGTCACGACTCGCTGCGTATCGGTCCCTGCCTGCGTTTCTTCGTCAGTAGCAAGCTCAACGATTCCTGCGTTTTCACGTGTTGCGGCTGTGAAAGAGAAAGACATGTCGCCGAAAGTGACGTTCCCGGTGCTGACGCCTTCGAGCTTCATGTCGATAGCAAGGAGCAAATTGCTTGACTCCTGCTTTGCAATGATCGGAGTGCTCTGCGAGTAGACCGCGAAAAGCGTCCCGTCAGAAAGGAAAAGGCCGAACTCGCACACCTCGTACGCGCCCGGCCCGTCGTCCTTGCATGCGACGTGAATCGCATTGTCACCGGCTTGCCCACCTTCGAGAATCGGCAAGCGCTTGACTTGAGCTTGTAACTGTGTCTGCTCCTTACTTGCTGTGTATTTGCCGGTGCCGACACCGATCTCAGAAATGGTGACGGCGTTGGTCCCGGTCTCTTTTGCGTTGATAACGGCCTGAATACCTGCCGTCGTCAAAACGATGTCCATAAAAACCCCTCCTTATTTTGCGAGGCCGACGAGCGAGCGCATCGCGATAGGCCGTGCCCCGACGAAAATGCCGACAGCCGCATCAATGTCTCGGCTCACAATCTCTTCAGAGCGAATACGCGCGTAAGCCACCGGGCGAAGATAACCGTCAACACCCATGCCGCCCTGTAGCTGTCTCACGAGCACGAAGGTGTAATGCGAACGGACTGGCTTCGCGTCGTCGACGAGCGCGAAAAGGTCCTCCTGCATTTCGGCATCAAGCGTGCCGTCTATGTTTCCAAGCGTCGCCTGAATCTCGAACGTGTGAGGCGTTCCCTTGGGTTCCATCTGCCACCACTCTCTGATGGTCGCAGCCGAACCGATCGAAGAAACGGCATCTTTGACAGCACGAAGCGTCCCTTTCTTTCGCTTTTCCCTCACAACGTTTTTCAGGACGCTACGCTTCAAAGCAACGGGCCAGGAATCGCGCCAAACGCTCGCATCCCACCCATAGGCGACGTGGTCGAGCTGCGTGCTCGTGAGCTTGTCAATGCTGACGTAAATCGACGGAAGATCAACCGCCGCCGTCATATCGAGCAACTGCTTGTCGAGCGCCGTCGCGCTGTGCCTGACGTTGTCGTCTTGAGCAATTGAGTCCGGAAGCAAGTCGCTCAGCCTTACCTCCGCGAGCTCCTTACTCATCCTTGTAGCCCTCGTAAACGATCTTCACGCCCGTGCACTGCGCGACCTGGTCGCTTTCGAGCTTCTGGAAATCAACTGGCTTCATCGTCGGGTTGTCGATGCGCGAAGCTCCCGCCTGCATGACGTACTGAATGAGCCTTGCAGGGAGAATGTCGCGCCCGATTTTTCCTTGCTGCCACACGCGGTATTTTTCGACCGCCTTTTCAACATCAGATTTGATCTGCTCGGCGCGCGAACTGTCCTCGCGACTGATCCAGTAATGAATCTCAAGCTCATAATTCACGGCCTTCGGCGCAAGCACCTGGACGAAGTCCGTGAGAGGTCGACGCGTTTCATCACTCAAGTACGCATCGATCTGCTCAAGCGTTTCTTTTGAAGGCAATTCACCGCCCGCGAGCAGAACGTAAACATCGACCTCGCCTGGTGTCGGGGAGGTGACAGAAACGTCTAGCACGGAGCTCGACACGCTCTTCGCATGGTAGACATACGCCTTCTCAGGACCTGCAACAGAGAAGCCGTTCGGTGCGAGGCGAATGCGCTCTGCAAGAGACTCGTCGCTTTCCGCTTCGGAACCGCCCGTCGTGATCGTTGTGTTTTCAGCTTTCGAGACGAACGTCATCGGCTTGACGATCGTGTTGACCTGCCCGGCAAGGTAATCGTTGCCGATCGTACCCGCAACGGTGCAGGATGCCGTGACACTCCCTTCGAGCTTACCTTTCTCAATATTGAGTTCATGGTCCGTCGCGAAGGTCACAACCCCGTTCGTCACCTCAGTTCCAGCAGGGATCGTGTAGACCGTCGCCAGAGCCTGCGAAAGCGTGAATTTGATCGTCGTAACGGCCCTACTTTCGGCAAGACGCGTAACGCTCAAAAGCGTACCGAGCGCATCGAGATAGCCGTCCTGAGCGTATGAAAGCAGATTCTGCTGTGCCGCCAGATTCACGGCAGTGCGCTGCTGAATGATGACAGCAGCGAGGCTCAACAGGTAGAGGCGAACCGGGTCCCCCGCCGCGAGTGTGCGTCCGCTCGCTTGCTCGTACCCAGTAATGATCTCAGCCTTGATGGTCTCGGCATCTGTTTCCAAAAATTCAACCGCCGGTAAGTGCCAGCGTGGAATGGTTTCTGCCATGCCTTATTCCTCCTCTCCGATTTGCACAACAACGCGCGGTTTCAAAATGCCGTCCATTGCGCTCGCAGTGTCCTCGTCAAAGTCGACAGACACGACCGTTGCTCTTGGCTCGTACTCCTCAATCGCGTCAATAACCTCAGACCGCATCAGCATCTTTGCAACCGGCATTGGTTTGTCGATATGCGCCCAAGTCAGCCCGAAGTCTCGGTCCAGAGGAACGGAGCCCTTACGCGTGCTGAGGATCGTCCGCACGTTCTGCAGAATCTCTCGCACCTCGTCCGACGGCGCGAAGTCGACTTGACTTGACAGCGTCACTGTGTACTGAGCCATTTATGCCGCCTCCTTCAAGGTGATGCTGACCTCTGCTGACACGCAGATGCCGAAGTTGTTGTGATACTTTCGCTCTTCACCGATTGATTCGATGACGAACTTACCGAGATAATCTGGGCCGATGAGCAAACGCTCAGCCTGTTTCTTCTCGAGCATTTTCTTGAGCTGAATTAGCGCTGCCAAAGGCGGAGTCCCAAGCATCGAGTTCAGCTGAATGTTGAAGCTGACCTCTGTGAGTCCTGGACCGATGTATTCAAGAACGGGGTTCTGGCCTATCACTTCGTGCGTCGCCCATCGAACCGAGCGTGAAACTGACAGGTCCTTGAAGGTGAATGTCACTGCACTACTGCAGAGAAAAGGCAGTTTGCCAAAAATGCCAACTGCGCTGAAACCCAAGCCCATAGGAAAGCCCTCCTTTCTTATTTCGGCTTGCTCACGTCGGCCCCGTCACCTTGTTCAGTGTGAACGTGGTTCATGAGGCTGATGCCGCCTGCCTTAACGTCACCAGAAGCGTCAACCTGCCCCTGCAGATTCATGTCCCCGGTAACGGACACTGCCGCGCCAGAACCACCGCTGACGGCAAGGCCGCCCTTCCCGGTAATGAGGCCCATTACATTCAGCACACCAGTAATGTCCGTTTTCGGCGTGTCAAGCGTGACGCTCGACGACGCATTGACCGTCGCCGTTGTGCAATTGATCGTCACGGCGTTCGGCACCGTGATGGAGCCGTCCTGGCGGTTGAAAACAATCTCCGTCCCCTCAATCGTCACCGTGAGCTTGTGCTCATGACGGTCGTAGCAGACGCGCGTGTCGTCATCGAAGACAACCGTGCGTCGATTCTCGGTCGACTCCGGAGGCGTTACTTCGCCCGCGTAAATTGAACCGAGAATGACGCCGTCTTCCTGCCCTTCACCAAAGAAGAGGACGATTGCATCTTCACCGACGTCCAGCATCGCAAAGTCGTGATTTTTGAGCGAGTTGCGCTGAAGAATGGGGAGGTCGTAGCTCACGAGTCCATCTTCGTCGTCGAAAACGACGCGAGCAGTACATTTCGCAGGATCGATGCTCGACACCTCACCGATCTTGATGAGGCTCGGCACCTCAGGAACTTTCCAAAGTGCGTCCATGCCGCACCTCCTCAATAGTTGTTGTTGACTCTCCGAACGGAAATCGATGTCACGTACCCGCTCGTAGAAACCGAGTGGGACGCGCTTTCCACAATGAAATTTCCGTCGAAACTTCCGAAGCCCTTCAGAATGATGACGACACCCGCCACAAGAGACGTGTCGCCGACAAGAGAAAGACTGCCGGTCATCTTCCGAAGGTTGAGCTTGCGAAGCGTTGCTTTAGCGATCCGCTTCGCTTCGGAGATCGAAGTCGCACGCTTCTTAACCTGGTATTCCTGACCGTCGTCATCGGCGTCCGGATCGACGTAGGTGTACGTCATGACGGCAGGATTTTTCTTCTCAGGAACGGCGTCGATGTCATACTCGTTCGACGTGTAGCCGCCTGCGGAGGACTTCTTCTTTTCCTTAGGGTTGCGGTATGAGATCGTGCAACTCTTGTACGTCTCAGACTGCTGCGACTCGAAGTCCCACGAAAGGATGTCCGAGACGCCCAGCGTGAGCGTTTTGACGGGCTTCTTCTTTTCATAGAATGCTTGGTCGAAAATCACAATCTGCGAGTCCGTCACCTTGATTGAAAGGCCGGCGTCTTCACATAGGCGGGAGAGAAATTTCAGGTTGCTTTCGGCCTTCTGATCCTGTCGGTCGTAGCTCGGGTTCTCCTTCGAATCGAAGAGGAGCTTGACTTTCGCAGCCGCCGCAATTTCCTGAGCGATGCCCTTGAGCGTCTTTTTCTCCCAGGCCTTCGTGATCATCTTGCGACGAATCGGAGTGTTCATCGGGATCGACACGGCCCGCATCTCGAAGACACGAGGCGATCCACTGGTGCGGAGAGAATCGACAAAGAACTTTCCGCAGAAAAGCTCGCGCCCCTTCTTCCCGTCAACCGTCCCCGATGCGATGTAGGCGCGGACGACTTCGCCGCCGTCCGGCTTCCACTTCGACGCCCACTTTCCCGTCGGGTCTTTGAGCGTGAGGCTGATTTCATCCGCCTCGTTCGTCTCTTTGTCGTCGTACGTGAAAGAGAGCAGGTCCGGCAGAATGTCCTCCGACACCGACTTGCCGGCTTCGGTGAAGAGGAGCCTCAAATAGGTCTGGATAGGTCCACTCATCGCGCACCCTCCTGACGTTTCCAAGGCGGCAGGTTCTCAGCAAACTCCATCGAGTCTGTGTCAATGTCCGGCACATTGAGCACGACGCCCGCACTGAAGAAAACTGTCTTCCGGTGCTGTAAATTCGCGCGGATCAGTTGGTCCATCAACGCCTCAGAGCCATAGACTCGCTTAGCGATGATGTCCCACGTGTCCTGCGCGACGGTCGTGTATGTCTTCACGTCACCGCCTCCTTATGAAAAAGATAGACGCTGCTGATCCGCCAACAGACGGCGCAGGTCCTTTTCAAGCTGTCGTCGACCTTCATCAAGGCCGCGCTTCACGCCTTCGTAGGCATCACCAGAGCCACCCGAAACGTTGATGACGGGAGCGAAATTGACGGTGATGCCGCCGCCCATACCAACCCCAGAGCCAAGCATTGACGACAGCTTCGAGAGCGGAATAACCGCCTCAGGCTCGCCGCCTTCGCCAATATTGGCAAACGTCGAACGGGTAGCAATGCCGCCCTCTGCAAGCTGAGGAATCTTCGGAAGATTTACGCCGAAAGTCTGGCCGCCGAACTTCGGCACCCACTCCGGAATGTCCACAGAAATGCCGTTGATTGCACCGATTGCGCCGTTGACGAGATTGATTACCCCGTTGATCGGAGCCTTAGCAATCCCCTCAAGCGCCTGAAAAGCATTCGAGAAAATACCCTTCACGTTCTCCCAGGCTGCCGACCATTGGCCGGTAAAGACGTTTTTCACGAATCCGATCAGGTTCGAGAAGACGCCCCAGACGTTTTTGGCGACACCAGCGACAATCGCAAAGTTTGCCTTCACGACCGAAGCGATATTCGGGAAGTTCGAGGAGAACGAATTCCACAGCTCGACAGCCTTCGCCTTGATCGCGTCCCAGTTTTTGTAGACCGCAAGCCCTGCACCAACGAGCAACGTGAAGGCCGTAATGACGACCCCCACAGGATTCGCACGCATCGCGCCATTAAGCAATAGCATCGCTGTTCGCATCAGCTTGGCCGTTGCCGTCGCTGCCGTCACAGCAATTTTCCAAGCCCCCATCGCAAAGGCCTGAGCCTTCGATGCGACCGTCGCAAGAACAGTGCTGTTCCTCATCAGCGTGATTGCTTTCTGGATGTTCAGGAAGCCCTTGTACATCGAGATAACGGGGCTCGCCAAAAGCGCGAACCCAAGGCGTAGCGCATGAAAAGCCGCCACAGATCCGAGGAGGGCACCGCCGACCTTCATGGCCGTAAGGATCAACGACTGGTTCTCACTCACCCACTTGATGACGCCCTCGCTACTTTTCACGAAGGCTTCCGCCGACTTTCGGACAGCAGGAAGAAGAGCCGTCCCGATCCCGCCGGCAACTAGCTTGACCGCGTTACCTGCAATCTGCAGGGAATTCGAGGTCGTGTCAGCCCTGGACTGGAACTCCTTCAGCATCGAACCGGCATACTGAGCCGGATCGGAAATCATCGCGAAGTTGCCTGCAAGCAAGTCGCCCTGCTTAGCAAGCGTTGCAACCGCAGACTTCACGCCCGCCTCGTTACCGAAGAGAGCACCGATGATCGAAGACTTCTGGTCTTCACGCAGACCGTTGATGCGCTTGAAAACGTCCTGAATCGCCTTTTGAGCATTTTCAGAGCTCGACGTCATCATGTGAGCCATCTTGCCCGCGTCGATACCGAGCGCTTCCATCGCCTTCTTCTGACCCTTCGTAGCGCCTTCACCAGACGACAGCGCGTTGATGAAGGACATCATCGAGGTCGAAGCGACTTCGGACGAAACGGACGCAGATCGGAACGAGCCGGCAAGAGCCGCAATCTGCTTCTCATTCATCGCGGTCAAGCCCTTCAGAGCACCACCGGATCGAGCAAGCACCTCGACGACGTCCTTTGCCGACGCGCTCGTGGTATTGCCGATCTGGTTGACGATGTCGAACATTGCCTTGCTCTGGTCGATGTTGATGCCCATCTTGGACTGGATGTCCGCGTATGCAGCACCGACCTCATCCCCCGTCATATCGAAGGCGATGGCCATTTGGTTCTGAATCTCAACGAGCTTCAGAGCCTCGTCAGCCGTCTTTGCGATACCGGACTGGAAGGCGTTCGCCGCCATCGCTGTCATGTCCTCAGTGCTCTTCGCGTATTGGAGCGAGAGCTTCTGAATGCCATCGAAGACTTGCTTGTAGTCGTCCGAGAACTTTCGGAGCTCAGCCTGTTGGTCTTCAAAGCTCATCGCCTGCTTGACCGGAGCACCAGCGGTTGCGGCAACCGTAGCGCCAATGCCCATTAGAACGCCCGCGCTCGAAGACCGCATTTCGCTGGCCTTGTCCTGAACGCCCTGAGCCTTGCTCAATCGCTCGTTGATCTTCGCGAGCTTCTGCTGTGCCGCACGAGCCCTGTCAGCTGATTGTGCGAGCGCATTCTGTCGCTCGATAAGCGTCCTCAGGTGCGTGCCGGTCGTTCCCATCTGCCCGTCGAGTTCGCGCAAAGAAGATCGATTCCGCTCAAGAGCAGCCTTCGACTTTTCAAGGGCGGCTTTCGCCTTGTTGAACTCGGAGACCATCTGGGCGGACGGCTCCTTGGTCGCGCTCATTGCTCTTCCAAGTGCTGCGACCTTTTCTTTCGCACGGATGTACTCTCGCGAACTTTCGCCTACAGCCTTGCGTGCCTTTACCAGGCCGTCCATCTTTGCAGCTTTCGCATTCAGCGTAGCGAGTGAATCACCCATGCGGGCGACGGTCTCCTGCCCTTTCTTGAAGGTGTTCGCGAAGTCTCCGGAAAGCTTCCCCGCGATCTTGAAGGCAATGTCGTAAACCTTCGACATGAGGTCACCTCCTTACGAAAAAAGGCGATTTCCCGCCTTATTTTTTCTTCGCCGCCCGAGCTTCCGCTTCGAGCTGCTTTGTGATCGTCCTGTTCCATGATGCGAGCTCAATCAACGGCTCTTGCATCCATTCGAGAGCGCCGCCTTTCATGACGCGAGCAATAGACACCGCCGCCGACTTGACCTCATCGTCAGGATCAGACCGCTCCGCAACGCCGATCACCCCAACAAAAAATTGCTGACTTCCTGCCCGATTGCGCAGTAGTCCTTGGCGGGAAGGTTTTCCATGAACTCAATCGGAAGCTTCGCGGCCTTCGCTGCAAGGTACACGCAGAAATCAGTGTCCACGGCAACCAACGGAGAAATATTCCCCGCACGCGCCCATTCGCGCTTCACCGCAGACACATCCTTGCCAGTAAGGACATCAAGGTTCAGTTCGATCTCCGTGTACTTCTGGCCTTCAAACTCATATTCCTTAGAGAGGATGTACTTCATGTTTTTCACTCCTTTGTTTTGGGATTGCCGGGGCACGACTCA